CCCGTACTCGATGACCTCGTACTACGGGCTCCAACAACAACTCTTAACTAGGGATCGAATTATATGAAGAACTGGCGTGGACCGTCATTACCAATCTCCAAAGAAATCCACGCCATGAAGTATCGGTTAGATAATGAGAGCTTCGACGAGTGCATCTATCGCATCGCCGGAGCCCTCTCCGATGGCAGGGATCATTTCCGCGAATTGTCTGACATCCTGATGGACATGCGCTTCCTACCAGCAGGCCGAGTACAGGCTGCAATAGGTAGCCCACGAGTAACTACCGCCTACAACTGCTTTGTCTCAGGCATAATCGAAGACAGTATGGACAGCATCATGGGGCGTGCAGCAGAAGCTGCCGAGACCATGCGTAGGGGTGGAGGCATAGGGTATGACTTCTCCCGCCTCCGTCCGAAAGGCGACCGTATCAAAACGCTGGACAGCAGAGCCAGCGGTCCTATCAGCTTCATGGCTATCTTCGACGCAGTGTGTCAAACCATTGCGTCTGCCGGTCATCGCCGGGGTGCCCAGATGGGCGTCCTCCGTGTAGACCACCCGGACATCGAGGAGTTCATCCGGGCTAAACATAACTCTGACAAGCTAACCGGGTTCAACATCTCGGTAGGCATTACCGACCACTTCATGCAGTGCCTTGAAGCTGGTGAAAAGTTTCCACTGAAGTTCGACGGGAAGGTGTACAGCTACATCGACCCCCGCAACCTCTGGGATGACATCATGCGCAGTACGTGGGACTGGGCAGAACCGGGTGTTCTGTTCATCGACCAGATCAACCGCATGAACAACCTTCGTTACTGTGAAACTATCGAGGCTACGAACCCTTGCGGCGAACAGCCCCTACCACCATACGGAGCCTGTCTACTTGGCTCCTTCAACATGGTGAAATATGTCAAGAACGATAATGAAGGAAATCGCATTTTCGATAGGCATCAGCTTATCCGTGATATTTATCCTGTCCATCGTGCTATGGACAATGTGATCGACCGCACCATCTACCCACTCAATCAGCAGGAGCGTGAGGCCAAGGCCACACGCAGGATGGGCATCGGTGTCACTGGGATGGCCAATGCACTAGAGGCCTGTGGCTTCCGCTATGGTTCCCCAGAATACCTACAACAGCAATCGTACATCCTCGCAGACCTGAACACCAATCTCTATCTATCCTCCTCATGGACGGCTGAAGAGAAGGGTTCGTTCCCTCTGTTCGACAAAGAGCGATACCTCGAGAGCAACTTCGTACAAACACTCCCAGACAGTGTGTTTCGATCCATCGAGGAGTTCGGTATGCGTAACTCACACCTCACCTCCATTGCCCCGACCGGCACCATCTCGCTCACAGCAGATAACGTCTCGTCCGGCATCGAGCCTCCGTACCTCCTACACTATGACCGCACGATCCAGACCTTTGATGGGCCCCGAGTAGAACGTGTCGAGGACTATGCCTACCGGGACTTCGCCATTGAAGGCGTCACTGCTGACAAGGTGGATGCAAAGGCCCACGTTGATGTCCTCTGTTCCGCCCAGCGGTTTGTGGACAGTGCCGTCTCGAAGACGTGTAACGTAGGCGATGACGTGGAGTTCGATGAGTTCAAGGACCTGTACATCCAAGGTTGGAAAGGTGGAGCCAAAGGGCTCACGACATTCCGAGCCTCTGGTAAACGATTTGGCATCCTGAATGCACCGAAGGAGGACGAACCAAAGGCCGAGGCTTGTACCTTTGATCCTTCAACCGGCATCCGAACTTGTGAGATTTAATATGATGGACGAAGACAAACTTCCTTACATCTCGGAAGAGCTGATCAAGTATCTAGAGAAGCTCTATCCCGACACGGCCCCAGAGCCGACGCAAACTGAGCGAGAAATCTGGATGAACCGTGGAGCGGTCGGCGTAGCCCGTCATCTCCGCATGATCTACAACGAACTAACTCAAAACTCACTAGGAGAAATGTGACATGTGTTTCGGAAATTCCCCCGATCCCGCTCCGCCTCCGCCGCCACCTCCAGCTCCTCCTCCGGTACTTGAGCAATCCGCTCCTGGCAACACGGCTCCGAAGACAGCGGATAGTATGGCGAACAAGGCAGCAGGCACGAAGAAGTACCGCACCGATGGACTTGGTATCCCAACCGACTCCTCCAGTGGTGGCTCTAGCGGCCTCTCAATTCCCATATAAGGACTAAACAATGAATACAGGCGATAAGACACTAGAAGCGAGATACTCGCAACTTGAAGATGGTCGCCGGTCGTTCCTCTCGAGGGCGCAGCGTTGTTCTGAGCTTACTCAGCCAACCCTGATCCCTCCTGATGGACACGGACCTACCACAGAGTACTACACCCCGTGGCAGTCCATCGGCGCTCGAGGAGTGAATAACCTAGCCTCCAAACTACTACTGTCTCTCCTTCCCCCCAACTCTCCCTTCTTCCGGCTTATCGTCGATGACTTCACCCTCGATGAGATGACTGGTCGGCCTGGTGGTCGAGCTATGGTAGACGAGGGGCTTAACAAAATCGAACGGGCTGTCCAGTCCGAGATCGAAGCCTCCGGGCTACGGTCCCCGATCTTCCTAGCACTGAAGCACCTGATCGTTGGTGGCAACGTCCTGATCTATCTCCCGCCGGATGGTGACATTCGCGTCTACCGTATGGACAGCTACGTCGTCCAGCGTGATGTGATGGGCAACGTCCTGGAGGTTATCGCGAAGGACGAGGTGTCCCGCGAGATGCTGTCAGAGGAAGACCGTGCCCTCCTGTCGGACGACGAGGAGGACGATACGGACGTGTCTAAGGACCGCAACGTTAAAATATTCACCCGCTGGTTCCGTGACGACAACCGCTGGAAGATGTATCAGGAGATCGCCAAGAAGCGTGTACCTGGCTCCGAGGGCTCATGGCCTATCGAGAAGCCCCCGTTCATGGCCCTCCGCTGGACCCCTGTAGACGGTAACGACTATGGCCGGTCCTACGTTGAAGAATACATTGGCGACCTCATCGCCCTCGAAGGCCTCTCGAAGGCTGTTGTCGAGGCGTCTGCTGTTGCTGCGAAGGTTGTCTTCCTGCTGAACCCGAACGGGGTGACCCGTATGCGGGACATCACGAAGGCAGAGAGTGGTGACATCGTTATCGGCAAGGCCGACGACGTAGCCGCCATCCAGACCCAGAAGCAGGCCGACATGCGGATCGCGTATGAAGCCGCCAAGACCATCACTGAGCGCCTATCGTTTGCCTTCCTCATGCACTCCTCCGTGCAACGGCAAGCCGAGCGTGTGACCGCAGAGGAGATCAGGTTCATGGCCTCGGAGCTCGAAGATGCCCTCGGCGGCGTCTACTCGATCCTGAGCCAAGAGTTCCAGATGCCCCTCGTCACTCGCATCATGGACCGCATGACCAAGGCCAAGCGCCTCCCGCCACTCCCCAAGGGTGTCGTGAAGCCTGCCATCGTCACAGGTCTGGAAGCCCTCGGTCGTGGACACGATCTAAACAAGTACCTCACGATGCTGAAGGCACTCCAGCCTCTCGGCCCTGAGGTCCTAGCAAAATACATGAACCCCGGTGACTACATCTCCCGCGTAGCAACCTCCCTCGGAATCGACGCCGCTGGGCTCGTTAAGAGCGAGGATCAGATGATGCAGGAGGAGCAGCAGGCACAGCAACTAGCCCAGATGCAGCAGATGCAGCAGATGATGGGCGATGTGGCAGGAAAGGCCGCACCGAACGTAGTCAAGGGCATTGCAGATCAACAGGCACGGGCCGACGAGGCCGCAGCCACATCCCCACAGGAATGATAAATGTCAGAAACCGAAAGCGTGGAAATCAAGAGCTTCGATGAAGAGTACAACCCTTCACTCGAGGACGAGGCTTCTAAGTTCGAAGACCCGGTAGACCCGGATCGTCCAGCATGGTTACCTGAAAAGTTCGCCTCCGTCGAGGACATGGCCAAAGCCTATTCCGAACTGGAGAAGAAACAAAGCAGAGGTCAGAATATTGCGGATGACATCCCGACTGAAGATACCCCGGAAGACGCAGAAGAAGCAGACACCGAAGTATCACAAGAGGAGACTGAGCAAGCAGCTCGCGAAGCTACAGAAGCAGCGGGACTGGACTTTGATGACCTTAGTAGAGAGTATTGGGAAGCGGGAGAACTGAGCGAGGATGCTTATGCAAAGCTCGAACAGTCCGGCATCCCTAAGAACGTAGTCGATGCTTTCATCAAGGGGCAGGAAGCCCTCCTCGACCGTACGCGGAACGAGGTGTTTGAAACCGTCGGCGGTGGTGAGAACTACCAGTCCATGATTGAGTGGGCTGCGGACACTCTCCCACCTGAAGAGATCGAGGCCTACAACCGGGCTGTAAACAGTGCCGACCTGAACACCGCCAAGATGGCAGTGACTGGTCTGAAGGCACGTTTCGATGCTTCGGAAGGCTTTGAGCCCCGGAGGTCTGTCAAAGGTGCTGCCGCCCAGGCTGCCCCACAGTCCTACCGTTCACTTGCTGAGATGCGAGCTGAAATGTCTGATCCACGTTACAGCTCTGATCCGGCGTTCCGTCGCGAGGTCGAGAAGAAACTCGCCAACAGCGACATATTCTAGGAACTACATCGATGGCCCGTGATTACGATAAAGAGTATAAAGCATCGCGGACGCCAGAGCGCCGTCGCGCCAACATAATGCGGCAACGAGCGCGGCGTTTGATGATAAAGAAACATGGAGAGAAAGCTCTGAAGGGTAAAGAGGTGGATCACAAGAACCTTAACCCCACCGATAACCGGATGAGTAACCTCTCCATTAAAACCCGGTCTGCTAACAGACGTAAGCAGCCCAAACACAAGTAGAACAACCAAACCTTCTGGCCCTAATCCCAACCCTGCGGGGTGTGAGGAGGTGGATAACTAGATCGTGAGAAGTGCTACATTTCAACCCTAATCCTTAATCAACCACTTTTCATTTCAGAAGGAATATTATTATGGCTAATGCAACTCCCTCCCGTCTTGGTCAGGTCGCTGGCGCTGGTGACACCGATGCCCTCTTCTTGAAGGTATGGTCCGGCGAAGTGATGACCGTCTTCTATAACAACTGCGTTATGAAGGACAAGACTCGTGTTCGCAACCTGTCGCACGGTAAGTCTGCCCAGTTCGCCGCTATTGCTGGCAACTCGGCTGCCTACCACACGCCGGGTGCTGAGATCACCGGCAACGCTGTCCAGCACGATGAGAAGGTCGTCACGATCGACGACATGCTCATCAGCTCGGCGTTCATCGCGAACATCGACGAGGCAAAGAACCACTACGAGGTCCGCTCGGAATACGCCCGTGGCTGCGGCGAAGCACTCGCCCAGACCTACGACCGCAACCTGTTCTCGCTGGCTGTTAAGGCAGCTCGCGACCCGTCGGGTATCGGTGCAGGCGCAGTTGGGCAAGGCGATGCGGTTTCGACCAACATCGGCGCTACCCCGACTGTTCAGCAGATCGTTGATGGCATCTACGCTGCGGCGCAGACCCTCGACGAGAAGAACATTCCGGCATCGGATCGCTACGTCTTCGTATCTCCGGCTACCTACTGGGGCCTAGTCACGAACGACAAAATCCTGAACAAGGACTTCACCTCCGAAAACGGCGCATACGAAGATGGCACCGTCATCAACGTCGCTGGCATGAAGGTCGTGAAGACCAACAACCTCGCCCAGAACCACGTCACCGGCACTGTAGACTTCGGTACTAAGTACCAGGTCGATGCCTCCGACACTGCGGCTCTGGTTATGCACCCATACGCAATGGGCACCGTAAAGCTCCTGGACCTGAAGTCCGAGAGCGCATACGACATCCGCCGTCAGGGCACCCTGATGGTTTCGAAGATGGCCGTGGGTTAATTATGGCCCCTCTGCGGAGTAATCCGCAAAGCAAAGTTCTCTAATTCGGTGGACCTCTCTATGAGACAATACCGAGCCAAGCCTCGCAAGAGGAAGGTGTAACGACTATCCCGCAAGGGAGTAAGACCAAGTGGTCTGAAATGGGAACTCTCCGAAGAATGTATTGAGCCTCTCCACCCCGAGGAGGCTCTCATGCAGACTTGTCGCATATGCGATGAGCCGAAGCCTCTTGATGCCTTCCACTTCCGTAAGGATAATGGAAAACATCGAACCGAATGTAAAGACTGTCGGAACAAGAAAGAGGCAGCTCATCGGTATAATATTACTGTAGAAGATATTGACAACCTCGTCGCCCGAGCGGGCAACCGCTGCGAGATATGCGGTATACACGCATCCGAGGTTGTGCACAAACAATACACAACGAATCCGCTTGTCATAGATCACTGTCACACAACTGGCGAAGTTCGTGGACTGCTCTGTCCAACCTGTAATTCAGGGCTTGGACACTTCCACGACGATCCTGAAAAAATAATCAAAGCGGCTCAATATATTCTATCTCGGAGAAAGATATAGTCTGATCTGTAGGGCGACCTACAGCAGCCGAAAGGCGGTCACAGCTTAACGACCTGTGGCGAACACTCATGCACGGCGTCATTCGTCCAGAATGCATCATCGAACTGCG